AATCGACAAGCTGAAGGACGTCAAAAATGGCTTCCGTATCCGGGGGGAGTGGGGGAGGGACGAAATTAGAGCCATAAAACGGGGAGATTATTGGCGGACGGTCGTGCAAAACTCCGATACTGATCTCGTAAAAGAAGAACTTGAAAAGCTGGGAAGCGAGAAATTGACGATTGTGGGGGAAGTGGGGGAAAAATAAAATAAAAAACTAAATTTTCCCCCACCTAAAAATGTAGTGATTTCAACTACTTAGTTATAGGTGGGGGAAGTGGGGGAAGTGGGGGAAAGGTTTGTTTTATATATTTTAAAAGAGAGAAAAGAGAGATATATTTATTATGTCTATATAGGGGGGTTCCCCCGGTCCCCCACTTCCCCCACGCCCCCCGGCGACGCGGCGGGCGGCATTTTTGAGGAGGCGCGTAATGGTTGAATATCTGAACGATTTCCGGCGGCGTGCCCGTCATCTAAATCGGGAGCAGATTATGGATTTGCTGCGGCAGGCTCCGCAGCGAGATGTCGAGCCTGTGATCCTGACGGAAGCGGAGTTGGCGGCGGAGGCTGAACTGATGTTGGCGACGCTTGCAAAGGTTGGGTAAAATGATTTATTATTTGGCGTATGGCTGATCCGTTTCCACTGATCTTTCAACCCCGCCGTAGGAATTATGGTGGGCTTAATGCTGGCGCGCTCATTCGGAAGCAGGCGCAGCAGATGGCAGCCCCCCAACCGCAACCCTATGCGTATGCCGGTAAGCCGGTCTCAGCCGTGATGGAGGGTCTGCTCGACCCAAACATCCAAGCGCGTGGGGCTATGCTTCCGCTCGGCTTGACGGCGGAGGGTGACTACGAGTTCGCCCTCCCGCAGATTGGTGTTGACATGGTCCGGTCGGCGTTGCTCCCCGGTCACGTCTGGCAGGGTGGTGCGTTCGATACGGAGGACGCCACAAATTTTGCACTCGACACAATGGCCGGTGGGAGCGTCGCGTCGTTGGCGGCACCCAACCCTGCGTCGTTGGGTATGAACGCTGCGGTCAAGTTACCTAAAACCCCTCCAAAAGCGCCGCCTCAGAAAACGGTGAAGGCCTATAAACTTTTCCGGGTCGACCCCGACCGTCCTGGTGAGTTGTTCCCCCTGTACGTTGACGCGGATAAGCCTGTACCGATGGGTGAGTGGGTGAATGCTGAGATTGGTGGGGCGGCCAAGAGCGGGAAAGTAAAGTCTAAGATTGGTGAACTTGCCATGCGTCCTGGTTGGCACGCCGGGGACTTACCGATGGCTACCCACATTGGCGGGAAGGTGGATTTTAAGACGGGCCAACGGATGACGGGGAAGGGTGTTAAACCTACCGCGCGTGAGCCTAATCAAGTTTGGGCCGAGGTCGAGATGCCTGCGGACTTCGATTGGCAGAGCGTCGCTGACAGCCGCGCGTCTGTCGTAAAGAGTGGCCCTCGTGAGGGTCTGCTGAACTCTGGTGAGGCTCACATCACCGACCAACTGCCGCACAGTGGTCACTACCGCTATAAGACCAACCCGAACATGACGGGTGAGTGGCTTATCAGTGGGCAGATGAAGGTCAATAGGATTTTAGGTGACGACGAAGTTACGTCGATAAATTCTGCGGCGGGGTTTGCTGACTTACCTCGGTACGAGCCGCGTGTTGGTTGGACGCTCGGTGCGAACCGTTCCCCCACTGCAGGCCTCCTGGCGGCTGCGCGTTATCGCACGCCGGAGGAACACCTCGCCGCCACGGTGCAGATGCACGCGGCTAATGCCACTCCGACACGGGCCGACGTGATTGCCGACCTGACGACTAAGGGGAACATCGACAAGGCTCCGTTCTCACCCCTCGGTCAAGCCGTCCATGTTGACGACGCGTTGGCGATGGAGGGTGGGGTTGTTCGCCAGGATGTTGGAACCAATCTCTTTCAGCCTCGTGCCCTCTTGGCTCCCGATGAAATTTTCCGTCCTGGTGACGTCGTGACCCGGTTGGGTGGAGACCTGTCGGATGTCGGCCATGTTGATATGTTGATGGATGAGGTCATCGACCAAGCTCTCCAGGGTGGAGTTGGTTACATACGAAACCGTGGCACTGGGGCTTGGGCATCCCATGACCGGGTGATCGAAAACTTGTTGAAGCTCCAGCGGGAGTACCAGAAAAGTCACCCCGACGCTCGGTTCTTTGGTGTGTCGGCTCCGATGACGGCGGAAGCAAACTTGTTTAACAACATGGTCGGGGACATCTATACAAAGCTGGTTGCGCGCAAACCCCCGACTAAGACGAACGCAAAGAAAATCGATGTGGCATTTCGGAAGGCCTTGCGAGCGAAGACAGCGAAGGGTGAAAAGAAAATCCCTGGTGTGGATGTTAAGACTTTCCCTGGTATTAATGACCCTGATTTTGGTCGTTGGTTTGCTGGGGTGAGCGGCACCTCGCGCTCGGCCCTCTTGAAAGCGGTGAACACAAAAAAGAATGTCGAGCTTGGTCTCCCTGATCTTAACGCCATCAACATGGCGGTCACGCGTCCCGACGCTCGTTGGGTGCGCCCCACTAATGATCCGTTGGTGGGTCAGTCAATCGGTTTGTTCGATCCTGCAGCGGCCAAGCGTGCTGTTGCTGAGACGGCTGACCCGCACGGCACATACCCTACTGATCTTTTGGGTTCTTATGCTGGTGAGTTTGATGTGTGGCAGCCTCAGTCTCTAGTGTTCCCCGACTTTGACGCAGCGAAGCGCGCGGAGTTGTTGCAGCGGAGAACCATCACACCGAGGAACGTCGCCAGTGCTACGGCGGGGTCATATCGCACGTCGAAGATTGGCGAGGTGATGACCCAGGAGAAGATTGACAATATGATGAAGTGGCGCGAGCAGGCAGTGCAGGATTTCGGTGTCGACCTCGGCAGGAAGTCGAAGGTGAGCGCGAACGAAAGCCCCGCCAGTCTCCTGGCGGCTGAACGTGAGCGTGGGTATTTCGAGGAGCTTGCTAGGCGCGGGGCAATTTGATGGCCAAAACTAAAATACAGCAAGATAGTGTGAAAAAGAAACGGCGTGCTGGTTTGACGCGCGCAGGTCTCGGTCGGCCCAAGGGCGCGTTGAACAAGAACACTCGGCTCTTGAAGGACGCTATCCTGGCGGCGGGTGAGAATGCTGGAGGCAAAGAGGGTCTGGTCGGCTATCTCACTGAACAGGCAAAGAAAAACCCTGGTCCGTTCATGAACCTTGTGGGGAAGGTGTTGCCGATGCAGTTAGCAAACGCCGAGGGCGAAGACGAGTTCGTCGTCACGGTGAAGACGTTCGTTGTCAAAGATTGAGATACCCAACGACTGGACGCCACGCGGTTATCAGATGCCGCTGTGGGGCGCGCTCCAGGATGGGACGCGTCGCGCGGTTGCCGTCTGGCACCGACGCGCCGGTAAGGACAGCCTGTCATTGAATTGGACTGCCGTGCAGGCGGTGCAACGGGTCGGTGTCTACTGGCACATGGCTCCAACACAGAAGCAAGTGCGGAAGATTGTGTGGGACAACATCGACGGCGCGGGCCGCCGCATCATCGATCAGGTTTGGCCCGACGGCGTTCGCAAGTCGATCCGTAATGACGAGATGAAGATTGAGCTACCGAACGGCTCCATCTGGCAGTGTGTCGGTTCGGACAACTACGACAGTCTCGTCGGTGCCAACCCGGTCGGCGTCGTGTTCTCGGAGTACAGCCTCGCCAACCCCAGCGCGTGGGACTACATCCGGCCCATCCTTGCAGAGAACGGCGGGTGGGCCTTGTTCATTTATACCCCGCGTGGTGCTAACCACGGCAAAGACCTGTTCGACATGGCGCGCGGAAACGATGACTGGTTCGCAGAGTTGTTGACGGTCGATGATACCAAGGCCATTGACCAACGGTCGATTGACGAGGAACGCCGCGCGGGGATGGATGAGGAGAACATCCAACAGGAGTTCTATTGCTCGTTCTCCGGCGTGGTCTCAGGCTCGTATTACGGCAAGCAGCTTGAGATAGCCGACCAAGAGGGGCGCATCACGTCGGTGCCGGTCGAGACGGAGATGGACGTCAACGTGTCGTTCGACCTGGGTATTGGCGACAGCACAGCGATATGGGCTTATCAGGTCATCGGCAAAGAGATCAGGGTCGTCAACTACTATGAGGCCAGCGGTCATGGCCTCGGTCACTATGCAGGCGTGTTGCATGAGTGGCGTGACAAGCTCGGCTATCGGTACGGTAAGTATTACTTCCCGCACGACGTCGAGGTGCGGGAGCTTGGCAGCGGGAAGTCAAGGCGTGAGACATTGCGTGATTTAGGAATTGACGTTAGTATTGTACCCAAGCTGTCCGTCGAGGACGGCATAAATGCTGTACGGCGCATCTTGTCGCGTTGTTGGTTTGACGAGGAGCACTGCGCCCAGGGACTGCGGTCGCTACGCCAGTATCGTACCGAGTACGATGAGAAGCGGAAGACCTTTCGCAACACCCCGCTACATGATTGGGCCTCACACGGGGCCGATAGTTTTAGGTATCTGGCGGTTGGGCTGCCCGACCGGGCGAAGCCCCAGCCGCTGAAATACGATAACAGCGGGATTGTTTGATGGCAGACAAAAAGATGACAGCGGCGAAGATGACGGACAGCGACCTGCTGTCCCTTTGTCGTGTTGAGAGCGCCCAGGCGGAGAGCTACATCACCTCAGAGATTGCACCAGAGCGTGAGGACGCGATGGAGCGATATCTTGGTGAGTACTACGGCGATGAAGTCGAGGGCCGGTCATCGGTCGTCATGCGTGACGTGCTCGAAACTATCGAATGGATTATGCCGAGCCTGCTGCGTATCTTCCTGTCGGGCGACGACATCGTCGTCTACAACCCCGTTGGCCCGGAGGACGAGGACTTCGCACAGCAAGCCACTGACCTTGCCAACGTCGTCTTCCACACAGACAATCCGGGATTTCTCATACTGAACACTTGGTTCAAGGACGCGCTACTTCAGAAGATGGGTGTGGTCAAATCACACTACGTGGAGCGCGAGGCAACCAAGACCGCCGACTACACCGGCTTGACCATGGAGCAGTTCATGGTCATTGCGGCGGACGACACGGTCGAGGTCGAGGCACACACACTGGTCGACATCAACGGTGAGGAGCTTACGGAGGAGGAGGCGGAGTTCGCTCTGGACGTCTTCCATAACCTGACGGTCAAGCAGACAAAGACCACCGGCAAGATCGAAATTCTACCGATACCGCCGGAGGAGTATTACCAAGCGTTCGCCAGTGCCGACCCGGACAACGCGTCGTACCTGGAGCACCGGACCAACAAGACGCGGAGCGCGCTGATCCTGGAAGGCTTCGACCCCGACATTGTCAACGGCCTCCCCGGCGACCCGAACAACGACCCGACTGGCGAGCGCCAGACGCGCATGGGTGAGAACCACGAGTTCGAGGAGCACGCCGATCACACGATGTCCGAGGTGACGGTGCACGACAGTTACATCTACGCGGACACTGACGGCGACGGTGTGGCGGAGTGGACGAACGTGGTGTGGTCCGGCGACTACGTGCTCGAACGTGAGGAGGTCGACAGCCAACCGTTCTCGACCATCTGTCCCGTGCCGGTTCCGCACCGGGCCTATGGTATGTCGTTGGCCGACCTGCTGATGGACATCACCCGCATTCGCACGGTCATCATGCGGCAGACCCTCGACAACCTCTACCTATCGAACAACCCGGAGCGCGAGGTCGACATCAACAAGATTGTCGACATCGATGACTTCCTGACCAGTCGCCCCGGCGGTCTCAAGCGCGTCGAGCAGATTGGCGCGAGCCGAGAGATCAGCCACCCGTTCGTGGCGAACCACAGCTATCAGATGCTCGACGGCATGGACAGCCTATCGATGAAGCGTACCGGCGTTGGCGAGATTGCCATGGCGGTGGACGCGGACGTCTTGGCGAACGAGACGGCCACGGCCTCGAACAACAACATGGCGACCAGGAACCAACGCGTGGAGATGGTCGCCAGAATTTTTGCCGAGACAGGTGTCAAGCACCTGTTCCGGCGCATCCTTAATCTCCTGGTCGAGAACCAGGACAAGCCCCGCACGATCAAGCTGCGTGGTGAGTGGGTCGAGATGGACGCGTCGCAGTGGAACCCGGAGATGGACGTCACCATCGACGTCGGCCTAGGGCACGGCAACCGCGACCAGCAGGTGGCGCACCTCAACAACATCCTGATGTGGCAGAAAGAAATCCTGGCCTCTGGCGGAGTGCCGGGGCCGAACGGGCCTATGGTCACGCCGCAGCATATCTACAATGTGATGGCGAAGATGATGACGGCGGTCGGGTTCAAGAACGCGGACTTCGCCATTGCTGACCCTGGTGAGGGTCCGATGCAGACGCCGCAGCAAGAGAACCCACAGATGCCGTTGATCCAGGCGCAGATGCAAATCGAGGGTGCCAAGGCCCAGGCCTCGGCACAGCGCGCGCAGTTGGAGGCCCAGCAGAAAGACACTGCGACCAAGCTGTCACACCACGAGGCCATGCAGAAACTCGAACTGGAGGCCGAGCGGCTCGACATTGAGCGTGAGAAGATTGCCGCCGATATGAACCAGACCGCTGCGAAGATCAGGTCGGACGAGAGTAAGGCGGCTGCCCAGCTTGACGCCAAGGCGGACCTGGAGTTGGCGAAGATACAGGATGGTATAATCGCACGCCAGGAGGAGAAGGAGCCGGTCGTCGTCGCTCCTCCTCAATGAACCCCAGGGCACCATTCCTGGACGGCGGAAGCGTGACGACGGGATCATAGGTGGTAAGTTTTTAATGGTCGCGGGGTACGCGCGCGATCTTGAGCGTGACGACCCGGAGACAGAAATTGCGAAGGAGATTACCCGTGCACTCTACAAAATCAAGCTCCCCCCGGAAACGCAAAGCGAAGTCAATGAAATCCTCGTACCGTTCCAAGGCCAAACCCAAAAAGGCCAAGAGCAAAAAGCGGTCGACTATGCGCTACTAGCGGCCAACTACGTGGCCTACCCCCGCCTCGTGGACATCCTGATAGCCCACGCGCGTGAGGAGGAGGAGATGGCCCTCATCATGGCGATGCTGACAGCCGACATATGAAGTTGTAATCCACACAAAAAAAGAGTTAAACTGACCAATGGTCCTCAGTCTATTACAACAGAGCCTGCAACAGCCAACACGGCGCGCCGACGTGTTCAGCGCACCTCGTGCCACGCCTATCAACAACCCGTTTTTGGCAGGCTACTGGGACACCTATGCGCCGCAAGAGGCAGCGTTCGAGCTTCCCCCCTCTAACTACCCCAGTTTCGCATGGTCGGGCGACCCCCCGCCCGCGTCGCCCTCTGCGCCGTCCCCCTCTGGCCCCACCAGCGGCGTGGAGGGCGGCATTTCCGGGAACGAGGACGTCTACGCACCGCGCGCGAACCTGGAGGGTGAGGGCAGCCCCAGTGCTCCCGGCAACTACAACGACACGGTGGCTCCCCCCGCGCAACCTAACCTTTTTAATTTTGACTTACCCAACCCTGTGGCCGACTATTTGAGTTACACCGGATACACTACCGACGATGATGATAAGGAGAGCGAAGAAGCGCCCTCCTCTAGTGGCCTACTGGGGAACCTATACTCCGGCCCCATGACCTCTTTAACCCCTGAAATGGAGGAGGCCTATGGTTGGGATTTGGCGTCAAAGGGTTTAGGTTTGGCTGGGTTGGGCTTGTCGACGGGTATGGGTCTGTTAGGCGTCCCCGCCGGTATGATTAGCCGAGCCAAGGCTAACGCTGCGTTCCCCAACCAACCGGCTATTGGGTTTCTGCAGGACATCATGTTGCCTGATTTCATTATGTCGCCGTTTGAGATACATGCTAAGAACCAAGCAGCGGCCAATAAGAAGGCTCGTGCTAAGTTGGCAGGCTTTGCAGCGGATGAGGAGGCAGCAGCCCTCTCGTTCCTCGCGTCGGAGGCAGCGAAGGACAAGAATAAACCTTCTGTAATACCTCAAGGTTTTACATCTGTCTCAGTCACCCCTGAACCCGCGCCCACGGCCCCCACCACCACTGCACCTGCGGCACCCACCCAAACCCTTGGGTATCCAGGTAACATAATGGCGGCATTGAGCCGTGCAGCGGAGTTAGCTAAATCAACACCCCACATGACCCAGGATGACGCGAAATCGGTGGCTCAACAACAGTTCAATGAGGCTATGTCGGCGGCGCGGTCCTACGGGTTTGACAATCTTCCGGGTCTCGACCCCAATTTAGCTGCGCTGGTTGCAGGTTACCAAGCTGATGCCCAGGCGGCGGAGCAAGAGGGTATCTTTGGTGGTTCGCAAGCCATCGGCGGGTTCCACGGCACGGGCGAGGGACCAGGACATGGGGACATTGGGACGACCGCAGCCCAGGGCTATGGTCTCGGTTGGGGTGGAGGACATCACTGATGACAGACGACAACGTGAGACAACTGCAACTGCGCGAGGCCAACAACAAGGCGGGGCGCGCGCAGCAGCTACTCGACAACAGAGAACTCAGAGAGGCCTTTGAAGTGGTAGAACGTCAGTACCTCGACGCACTGCTCCTGGCCCCAGAGAAGGATGACCTTGGACGCTTCCGGTACTCGGAGGCCATCAAAGTCATCCGCCTAGTGCGCCGACAACTCCAGACCGTTGTGGAGAACGGCAAACTGTCAAAGGCGGAGCTTGACGTCATGACCGGCGACAAGCGACGCGCATTTTTTTAGGAGTGACTTATGTCATTACAAGACGGCAACACCTCACCTGAGACTGCCGACGACGTCGCCCTCACACAAGACGCGGCGACAGAGCGGCTATTTGGATCAATGCAGGACAGCGAAGCTGCACCCTCTGACCAGGATAGCGAACCGGACGCGGAGGCTGAAGACTTAGAAGCCGAGGCGGACGAAGTGGAGGCCGAGACCCCGGACGACGCGGATGACGAAGACGCGGAGTACGAGGACGCGGACGACACGGACTTGTATGCGGACGCGGACGACCAAGACGACGACGGCGAGGAACCCCTGTTCGAGATCAACGGACAGCAGGTCACCCTTGACGAAATCGGCAAAGGTTACCTCCGTCAATCCGACTACACCAAAAAGACGCAGGAGTTGGCCCAGACAAAAAAGGAAATGGACCAGCTTCAAGTGTCAATCGCAGCGGAGCGGCAACACCTCCAAGAGATGCTTGCCCTTGCTAACAACACCCCGGCAGACGAGCCTGATTGGGTTCAACTGGCGAATGACGACCCTCTCGAATACACCCGTCAGCGGGCGATCTTCGAGGCCACTAAAGCGGAACGCGACGCGAAAGACGCGGAGGCGGCCAGACTGGCCGACATCCAACGCGGCGAGGAAGCGCAACGCCTGCAAACCTTTGTTGAGGAACAGGCGGAGAAGATGGTCGAGGCGATCCCTGAACTGGGTGGGGAGAAGGCCCCTGAGTACAAGGCCAACGTGGCCCGGTACATGGAGGGCATTGGGTACACTAAAGAGGAGCTTAGTAAGTTGTTTGACGCACGCGCCGTGATCCTGGCGGATAAGGCTCGGAAGTATGACGAGTTGATGTCCAAAAAGACCACAGCCAAAAAGAAAGTCAAACGCAAACCTAAAGTTCTTCGCCCCGGCGTTACGAAGGGTAAGCAAGCGGTGAAGGCGGATCAGCAAAGGAAGCGTGTGGGCAGGCTCCGTAAAACTGGTTCCGTTGATGATGCAGTCGCATTGTTGATGGGTGAATAAGAGGAGTTGCTCAAATGGCACAGCCAAGCAACAGTTTTTCGACCTACGACGCCATCGGGAACAGGGAAGACCTTTCCGATGTCATCTACAACGTGGCTCCGTGGGAGACCCCCCTGCTTTCCGCGATGCCGAACAACAACGCCACGGGCACACTGCACGAATGGCAAACTGATACTCTCGGAACACCGGCCCAAAACTGGGTGATCGAAGGTGACGACGCGACGACCGATGCCAGCGTTGCAACCGTTCGTCTTACCAACTATTGCGGTATCTCTGACAAGGTCGCTCGTGTGACCGGCACTCAGGAAGCCGTGGATAAAGCAGGCCGTGGTAAGGAAATGGCCTACCAGTTGGTTAAGCGTGGCCGTGAGCTAAAGACTGACATTGAATTGTCCGTCTTCGCCAACAACATCAAGGTCGCGGGTAACGACACCCTGGCCCGTGAAGTTGGTGGTCTCGAAGCGTGGATTGACACCAACACCTCCGCCGGTACGTCCGGTTCGGATGGTTCGCTGGGTTCGACCGCACGTACCGATGGCACCCAGCGTGCCTTCACCGAGAGCTTGCTCCTGGACGTGCACCAACTGGCGTGGGACAACGGCGGCGAGCCGGGTGCGCTCTACACCGGGTCGTTCAATAAACGTGTGGCCTCCGGCTTCACGGGTGTTGCGACCAAGTACAAGGATGTTGACGACAAAAAGATCATTGCGTCGGCTGACATCTATGTGAGCGATTTTGGTGAGCTTTCCATCGTTCCCTCTCGGCACATCCGGTCGCGTTCGGCCATGCTGGTCGACCACAACATGCTGGCGTTCAGCACGCTCCGCAACATGGAGACTGTCGACCTCGCCAAGACTGGCGACAGCGAGCGCAAGCAGATCATCTGTGAGTGGACGATTGAGGTTCGGAATGAGAAGGCCCACGGTATTGTGGCCGATCTGACCACGAGCTAATCGTAGACCTGGGGAGGGCGACTTTCGCCCTCCCCCATTTTGAGGAGAACCCCGATGGGTTATAACCTAAAGCAGAATGAAGACGGGTCTGCGGACTTTGTCGACCACACGACGGGGTACGCCCAGGTGCGGATGGCGGCGACGCCATACGACATTGGGTCGGCTCCGACTATCTCCGGTATGACCACCGAGATTGAGCGTTTTGGGCCTTTCTTTGCCATCACGTTCACCCTGACGGCGGTCGAAATTACCGTCACCGACGCTGCAGGCTCCGGCTCGCACGGCCCCCTGAAGATTTTCGACTTCGTGGAAGGCGGCGTGGGCTACCTCGCTTGCCGCCAGAACTATACGGCGTTTGCCGAGGGCGCGGCCCTCACTGGCGCTGCTGGTGACGCGGTGTTTGAAATCGGCGTTGGCACTACCATTATCGCTGCGGCGGCTGATGGTGTGCTCGGCGCGACGGAGGACAACATCGGTACGGACGTCAATGTCACCCTGTCGGGCGGCACGGGCACCGGCTCGTCTCACACCGTCTCCACCGCCATCGTTGATGGCACGGGCACGGCTGCGGACATCAACCTCAACTGGTCTGGCACGGCGGCGACTATCGACGCCACGTCGACCATCGATGTCACGGGCACGATCACCGTCGTTGGTTATCTGCTCCGCGACGACTAGGCTACCCTGGGCGGCCTCCGGGTCGCCCAGTTCCTATTTTTGGAGGAACTACCTATGGCTAAAAAGCCTGCCACTAAAACCGCGCCGGTTAAGGCGATGCCCGCTGAAGTCAACGTCATGGTCCTGCACAGCAATGTCTGGACGGACAAATGCAAGTTTCTTCAGCACGACGTCATCACGGTCGACAATGAAACTGCCGAACTGATGGTCGAGAAGGGGCTTGCCAAGATCACCAAGGACGACGCCACGCACACCGTGGGCGGCGACAACGGAAAGATGCGGGTGCCGGTCGATGTCGCGGAAGACTGAACTTCTCACCTCGTCCCAGGGCATCGACACATACGCCCACCTGGAGGACGACGGCACGCTGATTATCCAAGATCAGTTTGACGCGGAGCCTATCCTGGAGGCCAACAAGGCGGCCTCTACTGATGGCACGGGTGGGTGGTCGCCGTCCCGCAATATGCGGCGGGTGGCGAGCGTCCCGCTCACGCTGCTGCACTTGTGGGACAGCATGGGCATCAGCCCACAGAAAGACCGCAAAGAGTTTTTGCGGCGACTGAACGACAGCGATTTGCGGGCCTTTAGAACTGACGGCGGGAGCCGTCTATAGGAGAGACATTATGTCATCGAACCAAGAATTTGACGTCATTACTCCCGGAGGCGCGCTCGGCACCACGACGACGGGCAACGCCATCGATGTCAGTGACGCCACCGTGCTCGACATCTACATGTCGGCCACCGCAGTGTCGGGGACATCCCCGACGCTCGACGCGGTCATCTGGTCCAGTGCCGACGGTACTGTGTGGATCAGCCACACGGCGTTCACTCAGGTCACCGCCGCCACGACTGAACTCAAGTCGCTGACGAATTTTGGCCGCTTCATTCGCTGTGTTGCCACCATCGGCGGCTCTGCTACCCCGACCGTGACGTTCACGCTCAAGGCGGTCAAAAAGCCGTGACGCGTGAAGTCGCCATAATCGGCCTCGGAGGAGGTATGGCGGACGCGCCGCTCTACATGGAGCGGTGGGGTCTGCCGTGGTCTGGCGACAGTAGTTACGATAGGTATTTCGAGGTCCACGCGCCCGACGTTCGGCCCTACACCGATCAGTACCGCAAAAAATTGTCGGAGTTGGAGGTGCCGGTCGTCATGCAGACGGTGATGGAAGGCGTGCCGAACAGCGAAGCGTTCCCCCAGGAGGCGGTTGACATGGTCGGCGGCTACCTGGAGAGCAGCATTTCGTACATACTCGCCTACGCCATCCACGACGGCGTGGAGGCCATCCACATCTACGGGGTGGGCGCGCCGTTCGACAGCCATTATGTGCAGCAGCGGTCGAACCTGGAATACTTGATTGGGTTTGCCCGTGCCAGGGGTGTTCAGGTGGAGGTGCACGAGGACAGTGAGCTTCTCCAGTCGTACTGGCCTGCGGGTCGCTACGGCTTTGACAAGGCAAATTTGAGACCGGGAACAGAGTATGTCACTTAGCACCTATACGGAGCTTCAAAGCTCCATAACCAACTGGCTGCGGCGGGACGGCGACACAAACCTCGTGGCGACGGCCCCGGACCTGATCCTGATGGCGGAGGCGAACTTCAATCGGGATGTGCGACACCGTCGTATGGAAACCACCACGACGTTGACGCTGACCAGCGGCACCGACACTGTGGCCTTGCCGACTGATTTTGTCGAGGTGAAGACGGCCACGGTTCAGACGTCTCCCCTGCAGCCCATGACGTTTGTCACGCAGTCTCAGCTTATTCTAAATTGGCCGAACGGGACGACCGGCGTCCCCTCGGAGTATACCATTCAGGGTGCCAATATGAAGGTCGGTGAGACGCCGGACAGCGGGTATAACGTCGAGTTGGCCTACTACCAGCAAATCCCGGACCTCGCCACGAACAGCACAAATTGGTTGCTGACGAACCACCCCGATATGTACCTGTTCGGGTCGCTCCTCCAGGCGGCTCCGTTCCTCGGAGACGATGAGCGCGTGCCTGTGTGGGCCTCGTACTATGAGCGTGCACGCGAGGGGCTGCGGGGTGACAACAACCGCACGTCCTACAGCGGAGGGCCGCTTTACACCAGGGTTGGAGTTTATACCGCATGATTTTCGAGAACGGGGAGTTCCTACCCGACCTCCCAGACCTGGGGAACCCAGGCAGCACCCTGGCCGAGAACTGCTACCCCTCGACACGGGGCTACCGCCCCTTTGGGCAGTTGGTCAATATCTCTGACGCCATAGACGCCACGGCCATCGGCGCGACTTCGTTCACCTCGGACGACGGGACCAGCAAGGTCTACTCCGGGAACGATACGAAACTGTATTCCATGGAGGCGGGTGCCGTTGAGGACCGCAGTAAGGCGGGCGGCTACACCAACACGGCGACGTTCTGGGACTTTGCGGCGTTTGGCGACCAGTGTATTGCCACGAATTTTGCCGACGACCCCCAGCAGATCACGATGAGCGCGGCCAGCGGCACAAACTTCGCTGACCTCACCACCGATTTCAAGGCTCGGACAGTGGCGACGGTGCGCGACTTTGTGATGTTCGGCAACACGAACGACGCCACCGATGGCGACGTGCCGAACCGGCTGCGTTGGAGTTCCATCACAGACCACACCGACTACACAGTGTCGGCTACGACCCAGTCGGACTACCAGGACATCCCCGGCGGCGGCATTATCCAACGGGTGTTCGGCGGAGAGTACGCCACTATCCTGTTCGAGAACTCCATCTACCGGGGCAACTACGTGGGCAGCCCAAACGTATGGGATTTTGACCAAGTGGTGCCGGAGATTGGCCTGTGGTCAATAGGCGCGGCAGCGCAGAACGGTAACATGGTGTACCTGCTAGACGGGTCTGGGTTCTATGCGTTCGACGGTCGGCAGGCTCACCCCATAGGTAACGAGCGGGTCGACCGGTTCTTCTGGGCGGACTTCGATGCCAGCTACCCGGAGCGCTTGTCGTGCGCCGTCGACCACGACAACAAATGCGTCTGCTGGGGCTACCCCTCGCAGATCAACACGTCGGGCAAACCTAACACGATCCTGATTTTTAATTTCGAGATCAACAGGTGGGCCTACGCACGGGTCGACCATGACATCCTGCTACCCTACCTGACCTCCGATTTCACATTGGAGACCCTCGACACATTCGAGCCTGACCTCGACAATTTGGATGTGAGCGTCGACAGCCGGATGCTCTACGAGGGGTCGCGCATCCTTGGCATCATCGACCAGGACATCCTGACGTCGAACCAGGGTACGCCGCACACGGCGGTCATTGAAACGAAAGAGATGCAGCCGGAACAGGGCCGCCGGTCGCACATCTCTGAGGTTTGGCCGATGAACGACGGCGGGACTACCACCATTCAGGTTGGCACGCGGGACCGGCAGCAAGACACATACTCATGGTCAACGGCGGTCTCGGTCAACGCCACGGGGTTTGCCCCTGTCGACGTGGAGGGGCGCTACCACCGCATTCGCATGAACATCTCCGGGGAGTGGACGGAGAGCCAGGGCGCGGACGCCACAACGTCGGCAATTAGGAACCGGTTCTGATGGGCTACAGGACGCTCTCACCGAACGAGGATAACCCCCGCACGATTGTGGAAATCGTGCGGCAGTTGATGGACGGCAAGAGCAACAACACGGGGTCATTCACCGTAACGGCGAACCAAGCAACTACCGCCGTTACAGATTTGCGTGTCGGAGCGGATAGCGTTATACTACCATCACCAATAACCGCTAACGCTGCGACGGAATGGGCCAGTGGCGCGATGTATATCTCGTCCATTGGGAAACAAACCTTCACCGTAACGCACAACAACTCTGCGCCTACGGATAGGGACTTCACTTACGCAGTTATCGGATAGGCGGTTACTATGGGCTTTCTCGACGGCGGATTTCTGAACCTGGGCGGCGGCGGCAGCGTCACGCCCTCGACCATACAGACGACCACGCAGGACACCGAGCCGTGGTCGGCGCAAAAGCCTCACCTGGAGCGGATTTTCTCTGGCGCGCAGACGGCGTTCTCGAATGCCCCGCAAAACTATTTTCCGTCCAGCACCGTGGTGGACTTCTCGCCGCAGACGCAGTCGGCTCTGAGCGCCATTGAAGCGCGGGCCTTGGCTGGGTCGCCCCTGGAGGCTGCAGGGCAGCAGCAGGCGCTCTCCACCATTCAGGGTGACTACCTGAACGCCAACCCGTTTCTCTCGGCGGCCTACGACGCCGCCTCGGCTCCGGTCATTGAACAATGGAACACCCAGATTGCCCCCGGCATCGATAGCTCGTTCGCGGGAGCCGGTCGGATGGGGTCGGGGCTGTACGCGCAGGCGCGGAACACGGGTGAAAATACCCTGGCGCGGAACCTCACCGATATGTCATCCAAGATGGCCTACCAGAACTACATTCAGGAACGCCAGAACCAACTTAACATGGCGCAGCAGGCGGGCGCGATGGCGCAACAGGACTACGACCCCTTCAACAAGCTGATGGCCGTTGGGGCCGCCAGGGAGGGCCAGCGGCAGGCGGAACTGCAGGACCAGATCAACCGGTACAATTTCCAGCAGTCGCAGCCCTGGGACCAACTGGCGCGCTACAGCGGCCTCGTGTCGGGCGGGTACGGCGGAACACAGACGACCAACACCCCGCTCTACAGCAACCCCTCGGCCAACTTCCTTTCCGGCGCGCTTGGCGGCGCGACCATCGGCAACATGATGGGCGCTCCAGGGTACGGAGCCATGGCAGGCGGCCTTCTCGGATTGATGGGGTAGACGATGGCAGATAACCCGTTCAACCGACAACTGGCTAGTTTGTTAGGCCAGAATTACCAGACGCCGATGCAAGGCGGTCTCCTCGGCGCGGCCCAAGCGGTCGCCCCCTACGCCGGTTACACCACGGCCCCCGTGAGCATGGGGCAGGTGCTCGGCGCGGCGGGGGCGGGCGCGTCTCAGGGTATGCAACGCGCGCAGACGCAGAACCTAACCATGGCGAACCAAGTGCAGGGCATGGCGCGCAACCAGTTGCAGATGCAACAGGTACGCGCGCAGATGGCGGCTGCAAAGAAAGCAGCGGATGTCGCTGCCCAAGACCAACTGCGTATCACCGCGTTACGCAACCACCCCGCTTATGAGCATCTGGGGGGCTTGCCAGACGCTCAATTTATGGCCGAGGTCAAAAACATGCTAACGCCGGGGTATGGAGCCTATAGCCTCGGTCGGGGTGAGAAACGCTACAGCAAAGATAACGAAGTGGTTGCGACGGGTGAAGACGTCGAACACAAAACATATAAGGACAGTCGCGGGCAGTCGAGGTGGTTGACTGGGCCTGACCAGGGTAAACTTGTCCCCGGCGAGAAATTGGGCCGCCCCGGTATGGACGACAAAGATGTAATATCCGCAGAAGACCGGATGTACGGTGATTACATGAAGGACACCGCTGAAAATCGCGCGCGGATGGATGCCTTTATGGGTATGGAGGCCATCTTTGCTGACCCCTCTGACCTGGGTAAGTTCGAGGGCGAACTCATCATCGATGGAAAGAAGGTGTTTAACCGTGAGGGGTTTGACGCTGGGGATATTGCCTTGATATTCAGCTTCATGAAGATGCTGGACCCGCGTTCCATTGTCCGTGAGAGTGAATTTGAGATGGCCGCGAAGACGGGTGGTATTGGCGAGGGGGTCAAGAGTTGGTTTAGCACCCTCGAAGGCCAAGGTAAACTGACAAGCACCCAACGTCGGCGGTTGATGGCGCAGGCGCGCAGCCAGTTTGACAAAGCTGTGAGCCGCTACGACCAGGATTATTTGACGCACTACCGGAGGGCGCAGGGACGGGAGGACAAGGGCTTAAACCCAGACACCGCTGTGCCTTATCACGACTACAGCCCCCGCATCGGACGTCGCGCT